TGTCTTGCGATATTTCTTCAAGAACGTCTTCAATGGTTTGCCCCGCTTCTTTGTAAGCGTTTTCATACTCTTTGATCTTGTCCTTGTCGGTTTTCTTCTTATCTTCTTCAAGACGGATCATTTCAAGATAATGCGCCCGTTGTTGCTGAAGGTTGGCGATCATCTGTTTTTGATTCTTATATGTATCCCCGCCAAGGGCTTTATCAACGGCCCGTTCAAGGTCTGAATAAGCGTCGGTTAATGCTTCAACCGCTTCTTTATGCTGATTGATCTGCTTTTCAAGCTTGCGATCCTTGGAACCCCAAATCAAGTCAATACCATTTGAAATAATATCAATTGATCCTTGGATAATCGCAAGGGGGTTCCCGGTTGCGATACCTTGGGCCAAAGTTGACGCACCTTGCGCAATCCCGGATATATCATTCAAGACGGCCTTCGTCTGATCGTCCATCGAAACACCCATTTTATCAAGACCGCCAACAACTGAATCAAAGGCCCCTTTGACAAGGTCGATCGAAGACGAAGCCCCTTCAAACATCTTTTTAAAAGACTTCTTTTTGCTTTCGTCGTCCGTAGCTGAAGAATATTCCTTGATCCCATTTACAAGGGCTTTAAATGGATTTCTTGTTTCAACTTCTTTCTTAGCTTCTTGCAATTTATCCTTTACGGCTTTTAAATCTTCAGGCGAAAGTTTAACACCAAGGGAAACTTCATTCTTTTCTATTAGTGCGATTAGTTTTTCGATTTCACTTGTAGCAACCGAATCAAGATCGCCAAACAGTTTATTCCAGTCGGCCGACTTCATAAGTTCGTCGCTTGCCAAAGAAGAAAGGGCCTTGGCTTGCGCTTTATTAAGTTCTTCAACTAATTGGGTGTTCCCATGTTCTTGGGCCTTTTTTCTTTTTTCGTCAAATTCGTCAATAATAGCTTGCTTTTTTTGCTCAAAATTCCGGTATTGTACAACCATTGCATCATAATCAGAATCACCCGACAACTTGCTATCTTTCGCATATTGTTCCTTTCGGTTGCTGATTGCACCTTGAATCTTGGCAACGTCTTCAGGATTATTTGCGTCTTGGGCTTCTTTCAGGCGTTTTTCAAGCAAGATCATATCGTCAGTGTACTTTTGTTGCAACTGAAGCTTTCTTGTTAAATATGAAGCATAATCTTCGATTAGCTTGTTTGTTTCTTCTTGGGCTTGTTCTTGTGCACTCTGATCCGCCTTGTCAAGTATTTCCTTTTTCCCGGTGTCAAGGTCTGATCCGTCCCCGGATAATTCTTTGCGCTTTTTGGAAATAATATCAAGCATCTGAAGAACGGACGTTGCTGAATTCATTTGCTTCTGAAGGGCTGTTTCAAAATCCTGTAAAACGGTTTTTTTCGTTTCTTCAGCAATCATATCATTGATTGTTTTCAATTGGGCCTTTTGCGTCGCTGTTTGATCAGCGACGGAAAGAAGTTTATCCCGTTGGTTCTTCAGGTATTCCAAGAATGATTTGCCTTGTTTCAGCATTCCGGCAAATTCGGTATCGGCGGCCTTCTTCAAAATAGGATCATTTGAATTGATCCACTTGAAATAATCCTGATACAACTTTTTACGTTTATCAAGTTTATCCTTGAAAGTATCTTTGTTGGAAGAAGAAGAATCGCTTTGATCCATTTTATCAAGGACTTTTTCTTGTGCCTTGATTTGCTTTAATAAATTCGCCCGTTCTTTATCGGTTGCAGCATCTTTATACTTTTCCTTTAGCTTCGAAATACTGTTTTCAAGGGCCGTAATGCTTCCTTTGGTGATATTGTTTGCCGAAACACCGATTTCCTTCAGAATCTTTTTTTCTTGTTCGGAAAATTCGGCTGATTTTTTAAACAGGTCAAGACCTTCTTTTTCAAGCTTGTCTTTTTCTGACTTTAGCTTTGAATAATCCTTATTGTCAACTTCATAGTCATAAGAATATAAAGCTGTACCAAGTTCGGGGTCGGTGATCGTCCGGGTCTTTTTAAGTTTTGCCGGGGTTTTTTCAAGTTCAAGTTGTTTTTGAATAGCTTCCTTGTATTTTTCGGCGGCAAGTTCGGCGGTTGCCATTGCCTTGGCTCGTAAAACAAGGGATTCAATAAACTTTCCCTTATTATTGATCAAAAGGTCTTCGGCGTCTTTCACGTTCTTAACGGAAATACCAAGGGATTTAAACTTTTCGGAATTGTCTTCGATAAATTTTTCCTTTGCTTTGATGTTGTCGCCCAATTGCGACCAAGCAACGGATAATTCTTGAATTGTGGCAACGGGTTTCCCGGCCAAATCAACAACCGACTTATTAAATTCTTCTGTTGCTTTCTTGGCTTCATTTGACTTTCCTATAAACTTGGTTATAAGAACGGCAACCGCCGTAATTGCAACGGAAAGACCCAAAGTTAGTGTTGCCATTAAAGCCTGTGCGGCAACCGTTGAAATTCCAAGGGCGGACGCAAGGCCCGTTGTTGCAGCCGCCAACATAGTTTTACCTTTTGCTAATAAAACAACACTGAAATAACTATCTTTATTCAATGTTTGTGCAACTTGCTGAAGTCCGATCGTTATTGCCATAAGGGACTGAACCTTCAACATGATTTTGTTCAAGTTTTCATTTTCCCCGGCGAAAAGTCCGACGGCCCCTTGTGCTGCTGACATTGCCCCGGTAACACCGGATAAGGCTGAAACAACACCTTGAAAACCCTTTTCATCGTTTGCCAATACGCTTGCTTGTTGTTGGGCGTCGTCCATTGCGTCTTTTAGTTCCCCGACCTTTTGTTGCAATGCGTTATAAGCATCAGTTCCACGAAGGCCCGCTTGTTCCATTGCAATAAGTTCTTCACGTGCATTACGTAATTGGGTACGAAATGAAACATGCGCCTTTTCAGTTGCTTGAACTTGCGATTCAAGAAATTTCAAAGCATCCTTTTCGGCTTTTAATTCGGCGGAAACTTCGGCCGCTTGCTGCTTTAATTCCGCTTGTGCCTTGCCGGGGGATAACTTTGATATTTCAATATTCAGGTTGTTTAATTGCCCTTCAAGCCCGGCAATAACATCCTTCTGTATCTTTATGTTTTCGGCTGTGATCTTGAAAGCATCGTCAATCTTTTCACCTTCGGCGACGGTTGACGAAGAAAAACCCTTGACCCGCTTTTCAGCTTCGTCAATAGCTTTTATGAACTTATCGTTGTTCATTACGGCTTCAAAATCCATTGCGCCTTCGTCTATATTCATAATCAAATCATATTATTGATAAATGTCATAATGTTATCCGCATTCTCTGTATTCAGTTTGATTTCTTCGTCCTTCTTGTCTTCAAATTCGTAGGAAGGCAAATCAACCATTATTCGCTGTACAATCGACCAAGCAATGCCATTGTGTAAATAGTCCCAACTCCAACCAAAGTGTGCGCAAATCGCCCCCCTTCGGCCGTAGGGGCTATTTAGGCCCCTTCTTCCTCTATCCGAATCGGCATTGTCGTCCTTGCCCCGGACATTAATCGAATAGAGTTCGTAAAATCCCCTAAATTGGNNGCTTCGACGGCCTGATATTGTTGAAGAATAGATCGGTTAGTTCGATAAGACGCTTATCGTCAAATTCATACCTAATTCGGGAACCTTCTTGAATTGTCATAACATAGTCTTGACCAAGGACGGCCAAGGCGACGATCTTCGCAAGCCTTCGGGCGTGTTCTTTAGTCAATTTCTTGGCTTCACATAACCCGGCGTCTGAAGACATGATCCTTTCGTCGATATTCAATTCAATTTGTTCCGCCGAAATGCGATCCAACGTTGACAATGTCGGTTCTTGGATTCTAAACTTCAACTTTTCAGTAACCGGGATACGTTTTTTGAATCGACCGAATAAACCTTTTTGTTTATGGTAAATTGTGCGGTCTAATTCAAAGGAAACACCACGGTTGACAAGGATATTAAGTTCTTGTTTTTCAGCTTCAATTTTATGTTCTTCAGTCATAAGCCTTTCATTTTAAAAAAAGCCCCGAAACGCTATAATTCCGGGGCTTTCGGTTAAATAATGATTGAAATTCAATCCTATTATGCGCCTGCTTGTGTAACAGGTACAAGAATGGTTTTCCCGTCTGCAATAATTGTGACATTGGCGGTACGTGATTCGGAATTCGCATTTGCGGAAACCTTAACAGTAACAACCTTTGCCGCTTTTGTAACTGTCAACCATTCGGCATCACTTGGCCCGGCCGCATACGTTACGTTACCCGTAGAAGTAGCGGTTATCGTTTTACCAACGGCATCGGCTGCACTTGTAAACGACAAGGAAGTCGGTGTTACTACAAGTGAAGAAGGTGCGGGATAAGCGTGAATTGCCTTTTTGCCAACCGGAACCGACATCGGCGAAACAGTGAAGTCAACAAGGAAAATACCTTTTGCGCTGAAGTCTGAATTGATCACGGCTTCAATGTCCCCGTTTGGAACATCAACCCAAAGACCTTGTTCAGATTTCACACGGATCGCCTTATTTTCGACTTCTTCGTCGCCGTTAAATCCCCATTTAGGAACTTCGGCCGTTCCGATATTTTCACCCCCAACATAGTTGATCAAGGTGTTGACATCCGGGTCCATCAACGAGAATGTTAGAACCGGAATTTTCTTTGATTTTTTACGGGCTTCAGGGGCCGACTTTCCTTCTTCGAAGTGTTCGGTTACATCCGCCGTAGCTTGCGCCAACTTGCAAGTGTCCTTGTAAGTCTTTCCAATTTTAGTCATAGAACCATCGGCGGGCATAACACCCGTTACGTCAACGGCTCCAACCTGAATTTCGGATAATCCTAATGTTATTAGTGGCATAATTTTATGATTTTAATTAGTGAATAACCCAGTCAACACGAATGTTGACGTAATGCTGATTTATTGTCGGCTCCTTGATCGTTGTTTGGTTTGTGACAATAAGTGCCAAGCCTTCTATTTTAGCCGATTTCAAAGCGTCCAAAACAATTGTCGTGAGTGACTTTAATCGTTCACGATTCTTTTTCTTTTGCTGAACACCGTTAATCTGAACATCAATGTCAGAAACATGAATGTTTACGTTTGACGTTCCCAATTGCGGCGCATGTTCTTGCGTTAAATCAATTGTATTGACAACAATGTCTTCAGCTTCAGAACCGTCCGGGCGTTCGTCGATATAAACCCCGCCCGAAATAGCTGAAAGGATTGCCGGGGAACCATTCAGTATTTGGTAAAGGATTGAATCGGTGTCAAATGTTTGCTTCATTCGGTTGCTTTTTTAATGTTTGAAACCAAGCTTTCGATCATCTTTGGCAATTCTTGTCTTGCAAGTGATTCGGCTGAAGTAAGGACGTCACGGCCTTTTGATTCGACGTGAACGGCGTAATTCATTCCGGCCGTTACGACTAAAACAATACCTTTCGGATACTTTGATTCGACCTTTTTTGCAAGCCTTTGGCCCGCTTTAACGCCTTTATTGCCTTCTTTAGTCTGAACGTAATTGTCATGAATCGCAACCCCATTTTTAAAGACCATATAACCGATTGAAGAACGAAGGTTTCCCGTCTGATCCATAAATCCGACTTCGGCCGGAATAGTACGAGCGTGCGCAACGCACTTTTCGCCTAAATACTGAAGGCGTTCGATTTGCTTCTTTTCGATCACTGCAAGAAAAGCGTTGAAACGCTTCTTTACATCGGTTTCATTGAAGTTTGCTTTTATACCCATAGCCTGCAATGCAATTGACCGTTATCAAACTTTAGCGTCGGCCCCTGAATGCGAATAACACCTTCAGGATTATTTGTTTCAGAAACAAGAATCGGCGTATTTTCGGCGATCCTTTCAGTTCCTTTCGGTAATTGAATCAGCGACGAAAAAACAATTGTCTTTCCATCGACTGTTTGGATTGTCGAACCTTTTCCGTTTGTTTCTTCACGGCAAACAGAATGTAAGACCCATTGCGGCGGATTAGTTACCCAATTGCCGTTTGCGTCTTTTACTGAATCGCCGCCCAAGCTTTGTTTGAAAAGGAAATGATTATATTGCGTTACCATAAATAACTGCGATTTCTGACTTTAGCTTTACCGCCCAAGACGTTTTCCTTGCCAAGTTCTTTGCAAAGGGCCGCATACCACATCTTCAGAGCGTCCATGTTCCAAGACACGGAAAAACCGCCTTCAGATATGTTTGCCGTTGGAAGTATTGCAGACATTGAATTATAAATTGCAAGCTTGCAAGCCTTCACATCGAAAACCCCTTCAAGTTCCGGGTGTTCAACCATAATCAATTCGACGTCGTCGGACGATAGGTTAAACCGGGAAAGGGTCTTTTGCAAATAATCTCTGTTTGTAGCTATTGCCATAAGATTAAAGGATTAGGCGGACGCCTAAACGCCCGCCGTTATCTTATTTATTCCAAGAAGTCGCATTGACTTGCATCAACAACGAACGACCTGCCAAATTCCAAGCCGGGAAAAGGTTTGCGATTCCTTCGGTTACTTCTTTCACCGGGGATTCTTCGGAATACTTCTTAATCAAAGTATGTCCGTTCATAGCCTTATCGGCAACGGAATTCTTCAAGTTCAAATCAATTGGTTTCTTCCAATAGGTTTTTCCCAATACTTTTGATTCGGAGAACAAAACAACGTCGTCTTCGAATGGATTTTCGGTCACACGTGATCCGTCGGCCAATTCAATTGTAATGTCCTGATCAATTTCAATGATTTGAATTCCCTTGAATGCAGTTTTGCGGGCCAATGCCTGATTGACGGCCGCAAGGTCGGGTTCCTGTGCAACACCTGTCAAGTTCTGAATATAAGACGCACAAGTTTTGATTGTTTCGTCCTGTGCTACTAACTTGGCCAAAGTGTTGGAGTTCATGAATGCGTACTTGTAAGTTGCACCGAACAAAGTTTTTCCGGCTTTAAGTGCGGCCGGGAAGTCTTTTGTAAAAGGCTTGCCTGAAGTACCTGAAGCCCAAGAAGTAGTAACACCGATCTTTTGTGCGGCTGACATTGCGTAATCAACATCATATTCCGTAACAATAGCGGCGTTGTTGCTATTGGTGAACTTCACTTTTCCGTTTGAAATTTGTTTCAAAGCGATCCATTCAGCACGTGCGGCAACACCATCCCAACAATACTTTGTGTCTTCGGCCCAAAATTCGACCAATGCACGCAAGTCCGGGTTAGTTGAAGACACTGCAACCATGATGTCATAGTCTGTCAATTCGTCTTCTAATTTTTCACGAGAAATGGAAATTTTCGGAATGTCCCCTTGGATACGTGAAATTGCTTCACGGGTCTTCTTGGGAATAGTCGCACCCCTTGAAACAAGGTCGGCGGCGATTTTCAAACCGGATTGCGCTTCAAGCATCTTCCAAGTAAGGAAGGGGGTTTCCGTAAGCGGAAACAACGTTGGGTAGTAATAAGGCTTCAGATCGTAAGTGTTAATTACGGCCTGCATGTCCTTTTCATTAAGACCTACCATTAAAGTTTTTTGCATATCCTTTGAAAATTAAGCGATTAAACAATGTAGTGAATACCTTTCAGGGTTGCGGCAATGGTGTCATTGATTGAAGGTGCGTTACCTTTTTTGATAACGGCGATCAACCATGCGTCAACAAACAAGTTGTTGTTTGCTTCAACATCCATATTTGAACCCACAATGCTATTTGCGGCGTATTTCACCGTCTTATTTGCACCCGTAGATTGGAAAGCAACGGTTCCGACTGCTGTCAAAACGCCAAGGGTTGCAGCAAGGGTGATAACATCCTTGTCGGTATTGGTGGTTTTGTCAATAGCGGTGATTTGTTTTCCGTTGGCCCCTTCAGTTGCGAAATAATCGCCAACTTTGAAGTGGTGTCCTTTTGCAACTTCGTAGTTTACAGCGTCGGCGGCGGCTTCGGTTACTACCTTTGCCGTTTTTTCAACGTGATACAAACCATCAGAACCAAGGGCGATCGGTGTTCCTTCGTAAAGGGCTGATCCGCCAAGGTCGGAAGTGCAAACAGTCACACCGCCGGGAATATCCGCAATGCGGTGCAAAATGGCTTTGATAACTCTGTTATCTTTTGCTCGTTTGATCTGAAGTGACATTTGCGTAAATTTTTAAGTGATTAAACTTCTTTCCCTGTAAGAGGGGATTTCTCTTGTGTTTGGCTTTGAATGAAGGCGGCAACGCCGGACGAAACGCCGTTATTGTCCTTTTGCCCGAACATCGGTTTCCCTTGCCCGGAAAGTCCTTTATCTGCCAATTCCTGACTAAAAGCTGCAATGTCCGATTCGGTCTTTGTCAAGTATTCATTGAAGGCGTTATCATCAAGGGTGTTGATGAACAATTTTGCGTCGGCAAGTCTTTGATTCTTGTATGAATCGGGGACGCCTGCAAATTTGCCTTCAAGTATTTGAAGCCTTGTTTCGGTGATCTTTTGACCTTTATAGCCTGCAAGTTCGTCTTGAAGTGGTTTTACTACTTCAGCAACGGCGGCTTTAATAAGGGCCTGAATGTCGTTTGGGTCTGTCTTTGTTGGATCAGGGTCTTTGCCGGGGTCTGACTTCTTTTCCACAAAATCAAACTTCTTCTTCAATGTGCCTTCATAGGTCTTGTTTGCGTCGGACACTTCTTTGTCCACATCTTTGCGATAATCCTTCACAAAGTCATTGACTTGTGCTTCGGTTAGTTTTTCAACAAGGGTTTTCGCTTCGTCTTCGGTTGTAGCCTGCAAAGCCAAAGCGGCCGCAAGATGCGCCAACCCATCTTTACGCACGCCTGAATACGCTGCCATCAGTAATGCGAGAATTTTTTCTTTCATGTGTTCAAAAAATTAAGTTTATAATCATTCAAGCACAAAAATAAAATGTATCAGACTGATACACCTATAAAAAGACGGGATTTGACGCAATACTTATCAACTTTTGCAATGCAATTGCATTTTTAACACTCAAACACTTGTTTTATTAAATAGATATATTACATTTGCATCATGAAAGTGTATCACGGTGATACACTATATTTAAAACCGCAACATTATGGCAACTTACAAATTGAACAAAACAGTTAAAGGCAAAAAGTTTGAGTACACCGTAACAGATGAAAAAGGCAATGTTATTTCCAAAAGAAGTTCAGCACGTGAATACGTTGCATGCACCATAAATGGACAATTCTATTTTGGCCGTTTGGATTTAATCGGAAAGGGTGATCATGGAAAACGCTTGTCTTACGCATCGGCCTTTTTGGCAAATCCTGAAAAAGCGTACAAAGATTGGTTAGCTTATTTTGTCCATTCTGAACGTATTAAACAAAAAAACGAAATGCCTTTTGAACGATTTGTTTAAGAACGTACCAAGTGGTATT